CAGAAGCACCAGTTCCGTGGGTCTGAAACGCCTGATGATGCGACTGTTCCGTACTCTGGCAAGGACTCAAAGACTAACAGAGACACGTTTCTCAACAAACGCGCACAGTATTGGTGGAAGTTACGGGATAGGTTCTACGCAACGTACCGAGCTGTAGAGAAGGGTGAATACATAAATCCTGAAGAGCTAATTTCGCTTTCACCGGATATTGAGCATTTAGATCAGCTTCGCAGCGAAGTTTGCAGAATACCCCTAAAGCGTGGAAACAATGGTAAAATCCAGATTATGTCTAAACTAGATCTAGCGAAACAGGGCATCCCTTCACCGAATATGGGCGATGCTTTAATGATGGCGATGTTTTCTCCAAAACAGAATATTGCTCAAGGCAAGAAAATTAACTTTAAGGGCTGGGGCTAATGGCTACTTACGACAACGGAACTGAAGAGAAAGAAGAGTCTGCTGAATATACCGAGATGGATCTGTCTTACAAAGATAAGTATGACGATCAAGCGGACATTCTGAACTTATTGTCTTCGTGCCAAGAAGCCGATCACGATATGCGTGAACAGGCAAGAGAGGCCCATTTGTTCGTTTCTAAGAGAGATGGGCAGTGGGAGGCGTATTGGTACGAGGCAAATCAGAACAAGCCGCGCTACACGTTTGATCAGGTGGGAGTCATTGTCTCTCAGATCTCAAGCGAGATAGAGCGCAGCGACTTTGACATCAGGGTTACTCCTGCGGGCGGTGATGCCACTAAGGACATAGCCGCAACTTACGATGGACTTATCCGCAACATAGAGAATGTATCTAATGCTCCGCAAGTATTTGCACAAGCTGCTACGGGAATGGTCACCTCTGGATTTGATGCGTGGCGTGTCTGTCAAAAGTATGTAGATGACAATTCCTTTGATCAAGACATAATGATTGAAAAGATAGCCAACCCAATAGATCGGGTATGGTTTGACTCTGCCGCTGAGAAGCAAGACAAGTCAGATTCTCGCTATGCTTTCATCTTGCATCCAATGGCCCTAGACGAATACAAGTCCCGATGGCCTGAAGGTTCTGAGCAATCAGTCTCGGATGACCGTGATGGTGATGCTTACTATGACAAGGCAGAAACAGTTGTTGTGGGTGAGTTCTTATATCTTGAGTCAGAAGACCGTGAGCTGGTAATGATGTCTAACGGGCAGACTCACGAAGTAGATGATGACTTTGAAAAGGTTGTAGATGACCTAGCTTTAATTGGCGTGACAGAGATCAGGCGCAGGACTCGCAAGAAGCATAAGGTATGCTCGCGCTACTTTGACGCTGAAGATTGGCTAGAGGAAAAGAAGGAGACTGTCTTCAACCGAATCCCAGTGATTCCTGTGTACGGCAACTTTAAGATCTTTGAGAACAAATCAATTTGGTACGGCGTGGTTGAGAAGCTGCTAGACCCTCAAAGGCTTTTGAACTACTCACTTAGCCGAGAGTTAGAGGAAGGCGCACTTGCACCACGAGCAAAGTATTGGATGACAATGACTCAGGCTGCTGGGCATGAGAACGAAATAGCCACTCTGAACACGAACTCAGATCCGGTACAGTTCTACAACGTAGACCCTGAAAGCCCGCAAGTCCCGCAGCAGCAGGGCGGCGCAATGATTAACCCTGCCCTGAGAACGATGTCTCAAGCTATGCAGGGAATGATTCAGGCCACCGCTGGTCTCTACGCATCCAGTATGGGTGACAATCCAAACGCGCAATCAGGCGTGGCTGTTAGAGCTTTACAGAACAAGGGCGATAATGGCACTTACGGCTATACTCGTTCAATGGAGATCGCTATATCGGCTACAGGCCGTTTGATTAAGGATGCCATCCCAGAGGTGTACAACACTCTCCGAACGGTTCGCATCTTGCGTGAAGACGAGTCTTACGATCTCACAGATCTAAACCAGCAGGTCATAGACAACGCAACGGGTGAGGTCGTTACTGTAAACGACTTATCTGTTGGCACTTACGATGTCACAGCTAAGGCTGGCCCTAGCTTTGCGAATCGCCAAGAAGAGACCATTGAAGCCATCACATCACTAGCACAGGTAGATCCTACGCTAATGCAGATTGCAGGTGATCTTCTGGTTCAGAACATCTCAACACCTGCGGCTAGTCAGATTGCTGAGCGTAAGCGGGCGCAGATGATGCAGCAGGGCTTGATCCCGCAGTCTCAGATGACTGAAGAGGAACTGGCTGAGATTCAACAGCAAATGTTAATGGCTCAACAAGGCCAACAACAGCCTGATCCTAATATGGTTATTGCTCAAGCTGAGCAAATGAAAGCTCAGGCCGAGATGATGCGAGCGCAGATAGAGCAAGCCAAGCTCCAGAACGAGCAAATGAAGTTACAGATAGAGGCTCAGAAGCTCCAGAACCAAATGGCTGGAGATCAGGTAGATAATCAGATTGATGCGTTCCGCGCAGAGACTGACCGTATGGACGTACAGGTTAAGGCTGAACAGGCTGGCGCTAAAGTCAATATGGACGAGATCTCAGCGTTTGGTAAGCAGTTAGATAACACGCAGAAAATGATGGAGATTGAAGACGAGCGGATGCGTAAGGCTCAGCTTAGTATGCTTCCTCCTGAAGCCTTAATGAGGATTGCTAACGGTGGCTAAGAGTAATCAACAACTTGCACAGGAAATGTCGGACGCTTTAGGCTATGACCGATTTGCGTATAAGAACCGCACGAAGTTAGCTTCTCGCGTTCAGTCAATGCGGCCTGTCAGGAATACGATTAGATCTAGCCTAACCCAATTGACCAACGATGCTATTGACTCTAGTGGTGCTGGCGGTGGATACCTCACAGGGCTTAGAAACCTCGCTGACAGCTTAGATTTTGCCGTTGATGCCGTCCCATTGATTGGTGACGCAGTTGGCGTACAAGACACGATGGAGGCTTATAACCGTGGCGATATGGTTGACACTGGCGTTAATGCCTTAGCAGCGGCGCTTGGCGTAGTTCCTGTTCTCGGTGATGTCGCTGGCAAAGGCGTAAAGAAAGTTGTGTCTAGCTTGCGCGATATTGGCGGTGACATCCCTGTTGTTAGCAAGCAAACCTCACTGATGAAAAGGCCAAATGACTTTGCAGGTGTTAATGAAATGCAAGTCAAATACTCTGAGCCTGAATTGTCTCAAGTTCCTATTGCCAGAGCTGAAGACTTAATAGATCGCGCATATATGACAGGAATTACTGACACGAGCCGTAGCGGCTTAGAGACAGTAGAAACGATTAATGGTGTTCCAATAAATGCCAAAATGCGTGGCGGGGCTTATTGGGGCTATCAAGAAGAGCAAATGAAAAAGGGGCAAGCGTTTGCTTCTGCAAAAGGAGCCATATCAGGTCAATTAAACAGAGCCAATCTTGCTCAAAAAGCAAGTGACCGAGAAGGCGTTATTTTTATTCCTCACGGAATGGTTGGCCCTAGTCCAGACTTTGCCACAATGTCCACTGAAGTAGCTGTACCATACGCAAGGCAAGTTCTAAGCTCGTCTGATAAAGCGTTAGTAGATAAACAAATTCGAGAGGGCAAAAAGAAAAAAGACGGAACATTTACAGCAGGAATACCGGATTGGATGGGAATTGATGAAGCTACCCCAGAATATTTAGCCAGCATAGGCGGCAAGCGCAAGATGGTCTTAAACGCTTTAGACGATTACCGTACAGCAGGAGCCTTGGACTTATCTCAGGTGCGCTCTATAGTGACTGACCCAGATCAATTTGATCAACCGTGGGGATCAGTAAACGCTTTCTATGAGCTAGACCCTAGAACTTATATGGGCAAATCAAGAATTCAAGGCGTAAGCTCTCACCCATCATACCCTGCGGCGTTGGGCGGGATACCAATAGGAGCTGCTCGTAGACCCTTTAACATTACAGAGTTAGATGTAAATATGGGAACAGCGCGAGCAGGTGAAAAAAACTTCTTAGACGAAATGGCTAGGCGCAGAGCGTTAGCTCAAGATGATTTGGCAAGAGAACAAATTATTGGAGACAAAGAAAAAATAGGAAAAGCTAGTTCTACTCTTAGAGGTTATGACTTCCAAGACGGCAAAGCTGGCTCCTCTATTCAAGGTGCGTTAAAAGCTGGGGGGCAAGGGCGTATTACTAGGGATATGGTAGATGACTTGATTCGTCGAGATCTGATCTTGCCTTAATGATTCTATCTTGCAGCTCTCCAGAAATACCCTCTATATCAAGATGAGCTTGTAAGGTGTCAATATCCCAGCTATCAAGATCATTTATAATTATATCCATCCAGAAATCGTAGTCTTGCATAGGATTCTCCGTAAGTTAAAAAGGATTATAGCACAAATTTGTTTGCATCATTATAGCTAATTTACCAATAAGTGTTGATTAATTAGCAAATATGGTATTATCGAAGACAGGAACACGGCCTTTTCCGTGGCATTTACCTTTAAGGGCAACATTATGAGCGAGCTGCAACCAGCAGAAGATTACGTTATTGAAAGTGATGACGTAGTAGAAGTTGAAGATTCTGAACTAGAGGTAGTTGAGGATTCCGAATCAGCACCGGAGACTGAGGATGCTCAGGATAATCCTACGAAGTTTAGTGACGAACAGCAAAAGATATTCGATGAGGCTGTAGGGAAGAAAGTATTTAAGCTCCGAGAGAAAGAGCGAGAAGCTGAAGCCCTGAAGAAACGGCTTGAAGAATTAGAGGCTAGAGTCCCTAAACAGCAAAGGCCACAGGTTCCACAGGCTCCTGACCCGTTTGCAATTTCTGACGAGGAATACAGGCGGCAATTACAGCTAAGGGATCAGGCCGTAGCAAATGCGGCTGCGTATGACCAGCAGCAACGGTACTTGCAAGAGCAGCAACAAAAGTTGCAGCAGGAGCAAGCACAAAAGCAGCACGAAGAGTTCAACACTAAGGTTGAGTCTTATTCAGCACGAGCAGTAAAGCTGGGTATGACACCAGAAGAGTTACAATTAGCGGGGAATACCGTACAGACTTATGGGATCAGTGACGAACACGCTCGTTATTTGATAGATAAGGAAGACGGCCCATTAGTGACTAACTATCTGTCTAAGAACCCGCTGGAACTGGAGAAGTTAAGTAGTATGACTCCAGAGCAAGGCGCGGTCTACTTGGCTACCGCAGTGTCTCAGAAGGCTGCCGCTCTTAAACCGAAGGTAAACAGTACGCCCGACCCGTTACAGACTCCTCACGGATCTGGAACAAGCCCTAAACCTAAAGGGCCAGTTGGCGCGACATTTGAATAGGAAAAGGTAAAATGGCTAATAGCTTACAAAGTAACATTACCCGCAAAGTAGCGCGGGTCTTCTTGGATGCCTTTGAGGCATCTCGTGTAGTAACTAAAACGGTTAATACTCAGCTCTTAAACGGCAAGTTTAACCCTTCAAGTGGTAATAAGGTCGATTTCAAGCGTCCTCATGACTACAACACCATCCGAACGGCTGCTGGTGACATTAGCGGCTCAGCTAAGTCAGACATCATTGCTGGTAAAGCAACTGGTACTGTTCAGAACTACTTCACCGCAGCGACTGAGTGGAGCAACCTTGAGGAAGCAATCGAGCTGGATCAGTTAGATCAGATCCTTGAGCCTATGGCTCGCCGCATAGTAACTGACCTTGAGTTAGACCTTGGCGCATTTATGCGTAAAAACACAGGTCTTAACTACGGCGCTCGTGGTACTGCTGTAGATGCTTGGGGTGATGTAGCTGGTGCAGGAGCTATGATGGACGCTGCTGGTGTGCCAATGGCAGACGAGAAGTATTACCTGATGAACCCATTCACGACTACTGCGCTTTCATCAGCTCAGAACGGTTTGAATGCTTCCGACGGCCTTGTCCGCACAGCTTGGGAGAAAGCTCAGATATCTAGCAACTTCGGTGGCATGAGAGCTTTGACATCTAACGCTTTAAGTAGCTATACGTCAGGCTCGACTACTGACCGCTCAGGCGATCTGAAAGTAGCTCCTGATGCTACTTATCTGACAGCTAAAGATAGTATGCAGCAGACTATGGTCATTGAGACTTTAGGCGCAGGTACTATTGTAGCTGGCGATCAGATCCAGATAGCAAATGTAAATAAGCTGAACATCGCTACTCGCGAAGTAATGCTTGATGCAACTGGCGCTGCTGTACCGTGGACAGG